AGGGACCTTTTCTTTTTGTAAAACTTTTTATAATCATTTTTATTCTGCGAAAATTTTTAAGACATTTAATTTTTGTTCGATTGATTTTTCTTATCAAGTTACTATTCATAGCCTATATTTCCTTTAAAGATTGATCAAAATAATTCTAAACAATAATTTTATTTTTAAAGTTATTTTGATTCCAATTTATTATATCATTTTCATCATTTAAAAGTGGTTGACCTTTTATATTTAAACTGGTATTTAGCAAGATGGGTATCCCCGATAAAGAGTGCCACTCCTTAAGAAGTTTATACAAGCCAGCGTGTTGTTGCTCATTAACTGTTTGAACTCTTGAAGTTCCATCGGCATGTACTACTGCAGGAATATCTTCTGGTCTCTTGCATGTGATTGCGTACTGCATATAGGGACTTGATTTAGTCGGCATATCAAACCATTGATTAGCATGCTTCTCTAAAACAACTGGAGCAAATGGTCTAAAAAGCTCTCTTCCCTTCAATACATTTACCTTGTCCCTGGTGCTCTTATGTCTAGGGTCTGCAAATATGCTTCTGTTACCTAAAGCTCTGGGACCATATTCAGCTTTACCAGCAGCTACTGGCGCTACACCTTTGCCAAGAAGCGTAGCAATTGTCTGATCGATGGGGTATTCATTTGCCAAATCGTATCCTAAATAAGGATGACTCCATTTAACGTGTCTACCATAAAGACAAGCAGCTGCACCCAAGGATGAACCTGAGTCCCCTGGGTTAGGCATTATCCAAATGTCATCAAATATTTTCCATAATTTTGTATTCGCAGAACAATTAAGCGCGCAGCCACCCATAAAAACTAGATTATTTTTCCCAGTTATTTTTTTTGCGTAAGACATAAACTCAAGCAGTCTTTGTTCATAAACGTGTTGAGCGGCGGCGGCAATATCAAATTTGCCTTGTTCGTCTATTTGAAATGGCCAATCATTTATACCGTGATGAAAATTATATTTTTGTTTTTCAATTGAAGGAAAGTAATCTTCTATTAAACTTTTATATTTATTTTCATCACCATAAGCGGCCATTCCCATAAAAATGTACTCTTCTTCGTTTGGCTTAAGACCAACCAAAGCTGTAAAAGCTGAATAATAAAGACCAAAACTAAATGGATAATTTATTTTTTCTACACAATATATTTTTTCTTTATCACCGATCCAAATTGAACAGGTGTTCCACTCACCTATTGCATCTAGGACTACTATCACTGCGCTTTCAAAGCTGCTTGTATAATATCCAGCGGCTGCGTGCGATTGGTGATGGCTAAAGAATTTAACCGGTAATTTAGGTAGATTTTTTGGCTTCCAATCAGAATTATTGCCGGTTAAAATTAATCTACTTTTTTTTAATAAAGGTTTTTCATAGTAAGCTACTTCAGAAGCTGAACCATATCTAGATATATATCTAAATATTTCTTGATTATTGTACCAATCATTCTTTTTCTTGCTAAACCTTTCTGCGTGTCCAGCAAAAATAATTTCCCCATCATCAATTAAAGTTATTGAAGCGTCGTGGGACGCTTCGTTAATTCCGAATTATCACAGTATTTTTTTAAGCTTTTCTTCTATTTGCAGCTCATATATATTTTGTATAAAAGATGGGGTTGACCAAATTTGACTACTCCCAGGAAGCGCATCTTGATGCAGAGAAAGTTTGTCCCAATTATTTTTTTGTTCTAAACAATATTGAACAATATTTTTAAAGTCTTGACTACTATTTATTTGATCTGAAATACACTGATCACCACGATCTTTTGCGTACTTCCAAAATTCAGTATCAAAAACTGAACCAGAAAAGTAGTGTAACATTATTATTGCTTCAGCCTCTTTGAGATATCTATCGTATTCATAGTTGGCTTCGCTTGCTGTGCTTCGATCTGTCCAAAACCAATGAGCTAGCCTATTTATTCTATCAATTACACCTATTGAAGTTGCTTCAAGAGGCTCAAGAAAAAATGAAGCGTTGCCGTTATAGGCTATTCTATCGGTAAAGTTTTGTTTTCTTGAATAACTTTGAAAACTAAAATGATTTGTATGATCACTCGGAGTCAAATTATATTCTTCAAAGATATTTTTTACATCTTCTTTTATTTCATCCAAAGAATTTATATCTTTGTTGAATAAATAACCTATAGAACATCTATTCTGTAAGGGTATTCCAAATATCCAACCATATGGCCTAGCTATAGTTAGCGTGTATTGAAACCTTGCGTAGTCCCAGTAACATTGAGTAACGTAAACTGAATTGACTGGTATATAGGGCGATACATTATGTTTGTCATAAACTTTTGGCCTACCAGAACAATCTAACACATAATCGGCGTCTATACTTTCGCTATCCTCATGATTAACTTCTACAATTTTAATTGTATCTTTTAGTTTGTTAAGAATATAATCTTGAAGTTTTAGCGCATTAAAATGATATGATATTCTATAAGGAATAAAACCATGTATGTACTCAATGCCATTCAGTCCCCAATTTTTTTTATAGATACCGGACTTAAAACTTCCATCTATTTTCTGTAGATCTTCATGCCTAAAATACACGTCTTCATAAAGGCTTTTTGGAAGCTCTACAGTAGAGCCTTCACCCACTGCTTGTGGGGGTATGTTTGGATCAAAATGCCACTCCACTTCATGGTCTGACATCCACCTTGACATATGGGCTGCAGATAAAGAACCTCCAGTGCCCCTACCGACTACAACTATTTTTTTCTTTTTAGGCATAAAGCTCCTTTAAAATAAAAAGTGTTTTAAAATTGCTGAACTAGCTAGTATGATCCACACAAGATTAAACCATATAATCGTTGGAAGAGTTTTAATAGTTGATGTTAGCACTAGAGCGGCACTAGAAACAAGTGCGAATATGTACAACCACCACCATTGTTTCCCAAATAGTAAACCTGGGAATATGATTATTATCTTTGTGAAAAAAGCCCAAGCCTCTATTATATTTACTTTTGTCCAGTAATCTTTTTGAAAGAATCTTTTTGAGATTTTAATTATATCGCTAAATTTAATCATTTTTACCTATCTTTTTAAATAGACTTTTGATACGAATAATTAAGGGATAAAATAACCAGTCAGTTTTATCCCCAGGCACCACGATGTAGTCATCGATTGACTCGTTTTTAGGAATAACTACACCCCTTTTTTCCCAATATTCAGTAAGTATTAACCTATTGTTTTTTCTTGTTAAGGACTCATTAAACTGGGGCATGGCTAAACCTCTTTGGATTTTAAAATACAAAAGTATATTTATATTATACCATCTACATTAACTTTGATCTACCATAAGTATCGGGTTGTTTATAATTACTATATTTCTGACAAACACCTAAATTTGATTGGATTTTAAAATGGAACAACTAAAGAATATATGTTTAAGAATACTTGCCACCTTCGCTGCTAGCGGGCTTGGAGTAGTTGGTGCTGGCACAATAGCTGGAGTACCAATATGGAAAGCTGTATTTATGGCCGGTATCGCCGGTGTTGCAACCGTTGTTGAAGGGTTGTCAAGAGCTTTTCTTGATGACGGTAAGTTAAGCGCAAAAGAAATCAACGAAGTATTCAACAAGGTGGACAAGAAGGCGAAGAAAGCAACCGATGCAGAATGAAAAAGGCATTAGTGGCGGTGGCTATTTTGGTTTTATCTGGATGTGGATACGAAGGACACTATCGTTACGAATGTCAAGATCCAGAAAATTGGGAAAATGAGGAGTGTAATCCACCAGTATGCCTAGTAGATGGAATGTGTACAGAAAACTTAATTGGATTCGATCCAACAAATTCAACAGAAATTCCGCAAGGGGATCAACCATGAAAAAAAGATTAACACCAGAAGAGTTAGATGCTCGCCTTAAGTTTGTTGTTGGCTGCGTGCTGGCTGGAGTATTGACTATAACAACGGTTGGAGTATTGTACGCACTAGTATTTGTTACTCAGCCCATAGGTGCTCAAGCTGAAAATGACAAGATGTTTTTTGGCGTTCTTTCAAGCGTTGCAACTTTTATAACTGGCACGCTTGCTGGCTTAATGATTTCAACGGGCCGAAATACCAAAGATAAAAACGGTAACGATATTACAGAAATAGAGGAATAAAATGGCAAAGAAAAATGGTGACGGAATTGTTTATCATCGCTCAGATTGCGGTGAAGATTACGTTAGGTGGTATGGCCTTGGTGGTGATGGGGTAGGTCAACCTTGCGACCGCTGGCTCGTTGGGCTTCCGGACTGGGTTTACAAAATGGTGCACTACTTTGACTGGAACTTTAGAGCAGAAGATTTAGCTCTATATAACAAATCTCTTTATAACGCCTACGCCGATTTGGTCAGCAAGGGGGGCGGACTACCACTCAATGGGAAAATTGTGGACTTCAACGGTCAACCTACTTATGTAGGCATTGACCCCAGCTATGCAGGTCCTTATTTGGAGGCACGAGAAGTTTTTCGTGCAGAGGTCTTTGCGATAAATGGAAACCAAGACACAAGCAATATGCCAGACTTTAGAGAGGTGTCAGTGGATATGAGTGGCACCAAAGCTTGGGTTTAAATTTTTATTAAAGAACAGCCAGAAGAATAAATTATCTTTTAAAAAGTCTTGACCAAAAGCCCTTTTTTGTTTCGCAGCTATGAGTTAACCTTTGGTGACAATCGCACTGACAATGTACTTCTTTTTTGTGCTTGCAACATTTAGCCATTTTATTTTCTTTCTAATTTAAATCCTATCATCCACTTAAGCAGATAGACGCCTACATATCTATCGCCTTTTTCGGTGCCCACTGTAACTCCAAGTGCCCACCAACAACTTAGTTTATCAATAAAAAATCTTTCTTTCATATACCAATATTATCTTACTAAGTTATATATATCAAGTAACATATTTTCTATTTCACTATAAGAGAACAAGTCTCTCTCCTGTTTTGATATCTCAGATAAAAACTGTTCCAAAGAAGATTTTACTTCTTCTACTCTAGTATCAACTTTTGCCGAAAGTATTCGGCTCATATTTTACTCCTCGTCTTTTTTAAATACCTCATGGACATAATGAACACCAAGGGCTACAGCTGTAGCTATGATGGCCATTTTTCTGGTATCGCCAGACAATGTTATGAACATTACAAAGCTACCAGCCATAGTAAAGGCCAAACCAGCACTAATTTCCCAAATCTTTTTGCCAAGGCCTACCCAATCTAGTTTTTTCATTTCTATACCCCCTTCTATATAGTATTTGAATATGCTATTTTTTGTATAATTTTTTTCATCTTCGTCATCCTCTGGACCAGCTATTTCTCCAGAAGCTTCTTCTTCTTCATCTTCTCTTCTGGCAGCGTCGTTTGTGCCAGATGCAGGTGATCCTCCACCAGAGCCACTTCCACCACCAGACGACCCTCCAGAAGGCCCTGTAGGGCCTCCAGAAGCTGCTCCAGCAGCTCCGGCTACAGCTATTGTGGATAGCACAGCAGAAGCTGCTATAAGCGTCCTACGCGCTCCTACGTCTACATTGGAACCTAATGGAACGTACTCATCAAAGCCCTCTGCATAAACGTTTATTTCCTCTTCAAAAGCTTCTTTAATTTCAGCTGGTGCTTCTGTCAATGTCTCTGACAATTCAGACTTTTGCTCTTCCGTAAAAGCATCGGAATCAACACTGGCAAAGACCTCCTGAGCTGCTTCTGTAGATATCTCAGCAAAGTTATCATTTAAAATGATGGCAACTGCAACAGCCGCTTCTAGTGGCTCTTCTGAATCAGCGATTGCGCTGATCACATTATCTAAAGCCTCAGCTGACTCAATATTTTCAATAAGATCAGTAACCTGCTCCTCAGATAATTCATCTATTACTTCAGCCAATTTTTCTGGTTCTATAGCCTCTAATACTTCTGTTAATTGCTCTGCATTAAGGTCCTCAATTACCTCTAGCACCTGTTCCACTTGAATTTCTTCAGAAGATATGTCTTCAATAAGACTTTCTAATTCCTCTTGTGTTACTATTGTCTCTTGTGATATATTTTCTGTTTGTTCTGGCGATGTTTCTTCTGGGCCTGTTGTGTCTATCGGCTGCTCTTCTTCTGATTCTTGTGGTCCATCAAAAGGAGGGGTCTGATCTGTTTCAGGCTCCTGCTGCTCATCATCAGGTTGGACCCCCTCAGGCTGGTCTTGATCGTCTCCGCCGTCCGATTCAGGAAGAGTAGTAGTCGTTGCTTCTTCTTCGTCTTCTATGGGAGGCACTGAAGTCGTGGTTGTCTCTGAGGGCTGCTCTCCGTCGCCATCAGGAAGAGTGGATGAAGGAGCAGAAGGATTTGTGACCTCACTTGATGCTGGTTCAGTTGTAGTGGTTGTAGTGGGCGGAGTACCAATTGCAATTGATACCTCATCCGTTCTGTCAGAATACAAGCCAAGAGTGTCGTTGTCTGAACGAACAGAAAATCTCCAAGTCGAGCCAGGAGCCACATCGAATCCACTGAAATATGATTTGGTAAATGTATAGTAAGTATTAAGAGCATTGGCGTCTCCAACATTGCCAGTTGCCACACCCCATCCTGCGAGACTTCCAGAAGTAAACATTATTGCATAACGTTCTGGCTGACGTGTTCCGCAATTAGGTGCGTCCCAATCTAAAACAATGTTGTCACCAGTTTCTGTTACGGTAAGATTTCTTGGTGCACAAATTGTTAATACTGTTACTGTGTCTCCAGTGGATACATGCCCAGAACCAGAATAGTTGGTCGTATTTGAAGATGTTGCGCCAAAAGTATTATTTGTCGATGTCGACCAGGAGTTAGCACTTACATTGTTGTATGTACTTGCACCATTATTAAAGCTGTTGGCAAACTGGATTGCTACATTATTACCGTTAAAAATGCTTCCTGAAACAGTTTGATTTCCCGCTCCCGGTGTCCAAGACGTTGGAATCCAAGATGAAAAATAAACTGCAGCCCCAGTATTGTTGGTAAATGTCGAATTTATAACTTGCTGACGGTTGAGACCATTGAGAACCGCACCATAAGTATTGCCAGTGAATTGGCTGTTCTCAATTTTTGTAAAGCGTTCAGTGCGAATGCCATAGGTATTAGATGTGAATACTGAATTATTAATGTAAATGCGATTGGTATAAGAAGTATCAAAAAGGCTAAGTGAGGTTGGTGTAGTCCCATGGTCAGAAGTAATTGCATAACCATTATTGGCAAACTGCGAATTATTGAACGTGGTTACACCACCACCGCCTTGGTAGAAGGCCCACGATGAGTGATTAGAAATCTTTATTCTGTTAAATGTCATCGTGCCGCTTGCGTTGTAGATGAGACCACCGTTCCAAGAAACGTTTTTGCCTTGCTTAAATGTCATGTCTTCAATGACGATTGTTCGAGATCCGTTATTATAAATTGCGCGATAAAGATTATTACCATCAACAATTGTGGTACTCATACCTGTTCCAGTAATCGTAACGCCCTGCGTAATTGCTGGTAAGTCAGAAGTGAGAGTGATTGTGCCCTGTGTTGTAATTTGGATAGCATCATACATGCCACCAGACTGAGCATTGGCTTGATTAATTGCCCAACGCAGTGTGCCTGAAGTATTTGTATCAGCTAAAGAAGAGACAATAAGAGCATTCGGGGCTGCAGTAACAGTAACCAAAAATGATGCAGAAATAGTTGTTCCGTCAGCATCTGTGGCATTCAGTGTCACAGTTGATGATCCACCATTTGCTGTGTAAGCTGGCGTGATTGATAGTGCCCCCTGAGTAGATGAAGACATGCTTACGGAAATGGCATTAGTTGGAACTATTGCTGTGTCGCTAGAAGAGGTTGTGAATGTCCACTGTGATTGACTTGTTGAGTCATCAGCTAAAACAAATGGAACTGTTCCTATTGTTGTGGACTGGATAGTCGCGCTTGCTGGTGCTGTGGGCATTGTAGGCGAAACATTTGCACGATTGAGTGCTTCATATGTAATGTTGCGAACTTGCTGGAGGTTGTTGGCACCACCGGTGGCGGCAGTGAATCCCCAGTAGGCATTTCCAGTAGTGAATATTGACCCAAGGTCAATGGCTACAGCGTCATAAACAAGTTCACCAGAATCGGATAAGTCTCCATCTGCATTTCTGTCAAAGAACACACTGAGTTCTTCTGTTTCTGAATCCCAGAACAGTTTAAAATATCTCCACTGATTATCTTCAATGTCGGAAAGTTCAACTGGTGCATACACACCAGACTGTTCGCCTTCTGCACCGGTTGGCCATTGAGTACCTGCATAGTGACTTGTATTGCCGTTGTACATCAGACCGATATGGTCAGCTGATGGATCACTGTTCGGCCATGTATCAAACTCCAAAGCAAACGATGGAGTGATGCCCGCATACCCTAAGCCACCTCCAGTTGACCCTGCTGCAACTGAGTTTGGCTGCATCACGAAAGCCAGTCCATCAGCACCACCATCGTTTGAACCCAAATAAACTTCAGCTTTAACACAGAAATCTTCTGATATATCAAACCTAGCCTTGTTCCAGATGGCTCCAAACTGGTTGCCAGCTGCTTGCGTTAGTCGGAATGTATCAGGCGAAGAACTTGCCAGGATTCCTGATCCTCCGTAAGCGTAGTTGTTTGAGGTTGTTGAAGTAGCACAAGCAGAGCCATCAAGTGGCGCAGGAGGAACTGTTGTGGTTGGGGGGACGGTAGTAGTCGGGGCAGCCGTTGTTGTGGTGGCAACCGTAGTAGTTGATGCGTTGTTTATCTGAACAGCACTAATACCAACGCAGGGTTGGTAGCCAGAATTGGCAGAACATGTCTGCCACCCAACTGAGGATGTCCAGCTTGAACTTGTTACAAACTCTGTATTAGTAAGCAGTTCTGTTCCGTCAAGTTTGAGAGATGCTGACTCAACTTGGGTTCCGTAGTTACCAGCCCATAACTCGCCATCTTGACCAATGATAAAAATACGAGCCGTGGTTACGCTGTTCCAACCAGCGCCCACCCCTGCCGCAGTGACACTAATAGAATAATCATTAAAGACCCCACCATCAGTAAGGCTAAGGAAGCCAGTGCTGTGGGAATAGATGCTCCCACCACCAGAGCCCAGGAGTTGAATGCCAAGGGCAAGTGTGTCAGATGATGGCTTCCAATCTTGAACCTCAGCGGCAGAGACAGTTGCCGTGAGGGTACTTCCACCAGCAATGGTTGAGGAAACGTTAACGTCTTGGGAGACTGTGGTTTGTTGATAGGCAAAAACTAGCTTATTGCCGTCAGCTGCATTTGCTGACCTTGTAGGGACAAAAGAAAAGATGCTCATAAGGAGCATCGGTACAGCTATAAACCACCCACTACGTAACTTTAAACGCATATTCTAACATCCCCTTCGATTGTTAGGATGGCTTTATAGTAATAAAAAAATGGTGAGTAGTGATAATAAAATCACCACTCACCATTTGTAGCTCAGGAATTTAACTGGCCTCCGTGACATTCAGTATAGCAGGGATGTTTCCGTAACAACGCTATAAATCTTTTATTTTTTTGTAGCTATTACTCCAAGATTCGGAATATTTTTTCCGAAATCAATCTCTGTTTCTTTTGGAAGAATGTCATCATACACATCGTACTGCCAGTAACCGGCATCAAACCCCTCTGCTTTCATTCCTATGGACTCAAAGTCTTTTATCAACTCTTCCTGGCTCCACATACTCTGGTGCTGCTGGAGTATATTGTCTTTGCATCTAGTTGCTGGGGTAAATATTGGAGCTCTCATTGTTCTAAAAGATATCTTTCCTTCTGTCCACATTTTTATGAGTCTTCCTATATCCGTTTGAATTATTTTAATTTTTCCACCAACTTTTAATTTCTTTTTCATATTTAAAAGAAAGTTTTTATATTCTGTAACAGTTATATGTTCAAGCGTATGGGAAAGAAAAAATTCGTCTACTTGATTGTCCGCACAGAATGAATCTAGATCCATTATATTTGCTTTAATATCACAGATTTCAGCCAAGTTTACAGTTTTGTATTCTTGTCCGCCGACACCTATGCCACCGAGATTAAATTTTATCATAACTATTTTTCACTCCTATGGGCATTAACAATGACCCAGTCATATTCTCTAAAACTTTTTGGTAAAACATCTGGAATAAATCCAGTTTTCCAAAGACAGTAAGGAAAACTAACCTGATCCTGATAGGACCAAATCAAGTTTTGCTGGTGCCAAAGCTGGCCAAAATCTTTTACAAAACTGTTGGACATGTCTCTAGCGGATATCCCACACTCGTAAAGACCATAGTTTTCTGGAAAACCCTCTGATTTATAGAATGCTACCTGTTCATCCAAAGGCTCATTTGCATACTTCATCGGCCTTATTGTTGCTTCTCCGTAGGCGCAGTTCCTATTATCAAAATGCGGAGAAACAACAAAACCATTGGACATAAAAGACATAATATGCTCTATGAAACCGTCATTTTTTATAGTCATACTTCCGTCTATCCATACCAGATATTTATAATTTAATAACTCTGGTATAGAGTGAGGATTAAGCTTAGGTTTTTTAGATCTTCTTCTATCATCCAAATGATCATCCCCAAGAACTATTTCTTTCCATGGTTCAGTAATCGGGAAATTAGATTTGCCATCAGTAAAATATATGAAATCAACTCCATCTATTTTTCTGCTCGAAGGAAGCGCATGCTCGTAGGCTCCGCAAACAGCTGTGCAAACTACCGTGTTATTCTTCCAGTCAGAAACCATGATTATCTATAGTTATCTCTTATTGGAAGTGGCATAGTTTTTGATATTCTGTCTGTAAAATTTACACAAAGCGGATGGAATATTTCACATAGTATACCAGCCCATCTAATCGGATACTTGGTTACAACTGTATCTGCTGCTTCCCTTGAAGTTGTAGCTGGATTCTTTTTTAATGGGACTAGATTCTCATCCATTCTTTGCATCATCTGAGTATACCAATAAGAAGTAAATACAGTGTAGGGTTTAAAAATAAATAAATCTGCTGAAATCATTTTGTCCCAATGATCGCCGTATTCTTTTCTTATTATCAAAGGAGTACTTAAAGGACCCTCATCTTCTGGTGCACCAACTCCGTAATCATAACCCTTTTCCAATCGATCAAAATATATATTCCAATCCCAACTACATGGTTTTATATCAGAGTATCCACCACCATAGTGATGCATTAGGTAGCATCGGAGATAGTCTGACTTATGTACGTCAGAAAGATACTTAAAGCCTTCGTGGATAGGGTGCCCTTCTTTGACAAAAGAATTCAAATTATCATTATTTACTAAAACAACTTCTACGCCAGAGTTTTTTCTTATTGATTCAAGCCCGTTAATTCTATTCTCGTTCATGGCTGTATTTTCTCCAACCCAAACGCAATATATTTTTCTATCTATCATTTAGAAAAATCCGTAGTAATTATATGTTCACTAATTTCAGATTTTGGAGGAAGATTTTTTCTGACCAACATTCTTTGAACCCATCTATCGGTTCCGTCATATCTAGCTTGAAAGGGTTTTCTTCCATGAATAACCTTGTTGTTATTTAGTATTAATAAATCGCCAGTTTCTAGAATGACTTCTTTTATTGATTTTCTTACAGCCTCATCAAATTTTCTTAAAGCCTCTGATGCAAATGAATTAGTCCCCTCCATAATTGACTGATCATAAATCATTGAATAGGAACCATCTTCTTCTAACTTTAAAACAGATAGAAGGATTTTTTTATCCGGTTCTCCTCTGGTTCTAAAACTGTCATCTACTCCTGTTATATACCAGTCTTTTTGTAAAAATTTTATTGTCTCCTCATCTAAATAAGAAACAATATCATCCACTTTTGCGTAAGTTGTAATGGCTTTTTTGTCACCCCTTAAACAAAGAAGTAAAACAAAGTCTGGTTTATATGGATGAAAAGCTGTTTCTGTATGAAGAAACAACTCTACCTTTGAAGATGTAGATATCTGTTGGGACTCAGTCTTGTGAACAGGAAGTATATTCTGTATCAGCCTACCTTCTTGCTCCTGTATATAACTAACTGGATGCCCATATCTTTTTGCTACGGCAATCAAAGAATCAAAACCCTCTTCAGTAGACAGATAAAGGGTTATCGGCATCATCGGTGTTGGAGGGACATCCCCGACATCAACACCTTTAATCAATTCGAGATACATAATACAAACCTACATTAGTGTTTTTAATATTAAAAAATATAACTTCCTTAAATCTTCTGGATAAATACTAAATACATAGTCTTTTTCCGCAGCTCTAATTGTAACACAATGTACGTTTAAAAGTTTGCCATCTGACGTAATTGACGGAGTTTCTTTAGAAATTGTTATATCTGATATTGTGGGCATGTAGCCATCAAATATCTCTTTTTCATTCATTTTACTTTTTTCTTTTTTTATTTTTAAAGGTGCTTACATTTTTAGGCGCTTGACCCTTAACTCCCTTTTTTGCGGTACCCTGAGATCTCTTTCTTTGAACTGCACTTTTTCTTTGTGCGGAAGACATAGAGTTAGCTTTTGCTACTGGAACACATTTAGCGTATCCGGATCCACCAGATCCAGATGTTCCACACGGCTGCCACTTACCATTTTTTTTGGGAGCGCCTATGTTTACCCATCTTTGGTTAAACCATTTAGTTAGACCGACACCTTTAGGACCAGCCATTATTTTTTCTTTCTTTTAACCTTCTTTGAGGATACAGTTTTCCATCCGCCACCCATTGACTTATACTTTTTAGCAGCCCAAGCGTTGGCGTACGCAGATGGATATACGTCGAACTTTGCCTTAGCTTGCGACTTTGCGCTAGACCACAAAGCTGGTTTTGTTGGTTTATTTACTTTTGCCATTTACAGACTCTTTCTTATCTAAGAAGAATAAATTATTTAACTAATAGATATATTGTCACAGCATGTAAACTAAGGTAGGCGGCGTTCAAAAGCCAGATTTTAAGATTATGCTTATTGATGTGATAGTGATGATCATGGGGATTATGTCCATGACCATTGTTACCACATGAACAGCCGTTATGGTTCTTGCAAGGCTCTTGATTCTTTATGTGATGTGTTGGATTGCTGCAGTCCATATTATTTTTTCTTTCTCTTCTTGCCGATTTTTCTAAGTGTTTTGGCAAGATTGGCTTGACGAACAGTTGTTGGACTGTATTTGCCTGGATTTTTTGTAACTGCTGCTGCCATTCCAGCGACTGACTTGCCAGCTTTTTTTGCTTTCTTTGTAAAAGCACCGGGTCTTTTAATAGCCTTTTGAATCCACTTCTTATCTTTTTTTGCTGCCATATTTATTTACCTTTACACCTTTTTTGTCTTTTACTTTTTCACCAGTCTTAAATGAAAGATTATCAATATCGAATCCACCAAACCTAGAATGGTCACTTAGATGATTGTCTAACTTAGACTCTATGTGCATGACGTCTTCGTCTATATTTTCAAGCATAATCTTTACGCTCTCTAGCCTATCGGCAACTACGCCATGGTCTCTGGCGTTTTCTTTTCTACCCTTTTCTACGAGTACAACAAGAACAGATCCAACAACACCTATGAGAGCAACAATTACGGCTTCCACGGCTATGCGCCAATTCCAAGTTCATCAAGGACTCTCTTGCCAGCTTTTGGACCTGGACCAAAACCTTTTGAAGCTTTGAAAGCAGTGACAGCATCAACTGTTTTTTGACCAAACTGACCATCAAATTCACCCTTATAAAAACCGCGCTCAGCAAGTTCTTCTTGCAGCTTTGTTACACGAGGACCGCTATCGCCCGGATCAAGATCTCCACCGTCATCTTTTGCGGCAGGAGCTTTACCAGCAGCTGGTGCGGGAATTCCAGCAGGCTTTTGAATATTGTTTTTGGCCATGTACTCAGATACTGCTGGAGGTGGATTGTCGCCCTCTGTATAGCGCAGGTGCCATGGTTCCTCTGGAACAACTTCCCAGCTGAATCCAAACTTACGAACGTTAGCAATTAGCCACTTTAGGCGCTTTGGTTCTGCGGCTGTGTGAACGTCAACAGCCAAACCGGGTATTATGCTGAGATGTTCCAGGAGCAGCTAAACTGGCCAACTTCTCATTCTTTTTATACCATTTCACACCCTCAAATGTTCTAGTGCTATTACCATTTGGTGTTTTAGTGTATCTTTCAAGGAATACCTTGAGTTGAGAATCATATGTTCTATATGTGTCACCAACTGAAACTGGCTTAAGTTCTATACCATCTGCTTTTGCAGCTTCAACCATTGCGCCCCATGCAGCTGCGCAAAGCCAGTGTAATTTTCCGCCACCAACAGCTGGACGGAGAAGAGATTCAGGAAGTTTTCCTGGCTTAACACCTTTTAGATCAGCAGGCTGTTTTACTGGAACTACTATATCCCATTCTACTTTAGCCATTTTATTTCTCCTATTTTGTTTTTTTTCTTTTGACTTTTTTAGCACTAGAAATCGCAATAGCTATTGCCTGCTTTCTAGATTTAACTACTGGCCCACCCTTGCCAGAATGTAGAGCACCTTTTCCGTACTCATCCATGACCTTACTTATCTTTTTTTGATAAGCTGTTTTCTTTTTCCTTGCCATGATGGACCAGTATGTTTTTATTTCTTCTTTTTCTTCTTTAGAATTGCATTCTTAATGAATGGGGGAAGTTTCTGTTGTGACGGAGTCAAACCAGACATCTTTCCTTTGGCAGCTGGCGCTTTCTTTTTTGCAGCCTTCTTCTTAGCAGCCATTATTAATAGCCCATCTTCTTTTTTGGTGTCATCTTTTTCTTGCCACCCATGTTTTTGGCTGGCTTCATTTTCTTGCCACCCATGCTTTTAGCTGGCTTCATTTTCTTTTTCATCATAGCCATAGTTTATTCCTTTGCTTTCTTTTTTGGAGCAGACTTTTTTACTGCTGTTTTCTTCTTTTCTTTTGGTTGCTCTTGTGGAGCATTAGAAACTTTTACATACTTAGACATAGTAATCCTTTTTAAAAATTTACCACTTCACTCTATTGGCCCAATAAGCTGCGGACATTACACCTTTTTTGATGTTCTTTGCGTGACGAGCCTTAAATGATTCACGACGTTTTCTGTAAGATGTTGATTCTCCCTTTTTTTTGGGAGATCCAGAAACACCTTGTTGACCAAATCTAATTAACTTTACCTTAGAACCAGTTTTTGCGAGAACGGCATGAGACTTTTTGGGATGGCTAGGAGTGCGCTTTGGCTTATTGTAACCAGAAAATTTTTCTCCACGAAACATAACAGCCATTACTTTTTTTTCCTTTTGCTTTTCTTTTTATTTTTCTTTTTAGTCATGGGCAGTTCAATCCCCTTAACTAAATTGTTGGTTCCCATTCTGGGGCCACTAACGTAGATATGTTTTTGAATCATTTATCTTCGTTCTTTTTATCAAGGCGATCTAAAAAATCAAAAACTTTAATCCACATCATCCAAATAAAAGACCAAAACCTATCTCTCATTTGAGTATTTAAGCTGTCTTTTTTGTAGATGGCTTTTTCTTTTGAGCTGCAGACTTATTTGAAGGGCGACCCTTTTTCTTTACTTCCTTAACAGCTTTGACAATTTCTTTCTCAATGTTTTCTGCTGCCTTGTCAGCTATTTCTGCTACTTCATCTGCCTTAGCTAAAAGATCTTGAACAACCTCTTCCTGAACTTTAGCGAGTACTGGATTGCTCTGCTTTGGCATTGACTTGGACAAAGCTTTCTTTAAGCTATTTACTAATCTTTTAAACATTTTTAAAATACCTCTATTTTGTTGTAAGTATGTACTTAATTATACCTATATAATAGTAATCCTGCAAGTCGCAGATTTACTTTGTCTGCTGAGACTCTTTAATAAGAGTATATCTCTCACCAGTTTCCCTAGAAACTAGGGAAAAACCATAAGCTGCAGCTTCTTTGACAGCCTCATTTAAGGCCTCTTTATCTTGGGGATTTACATTTAAAAGTGGTATAGTTATGCCAGCGTAGACGTCTACGTTTTCAAAATTGCCTATGTTTATTTTTCTATTTACACCACAAATAAAAATTGGATCACTTGACAGACTGATCTCTGCGGCCATATTAGAAACCACCTGATCGATTGGTGATCCATTAGTTTCTTCGTGGGCGTTTCTAGATATTTTAGGCATTATATAGCTCCTCTATTATTTTTAGTGTTACTTCGGTTTGATGTTCCAATGACATATCATCAGTATACACTACTGATGTAGCCATTTCTTTTACTAAAGAAATTTCATTTTCCGATCTGTGCATGCTCTGCTCCTCGGACATTAGTTTTCCATCTCTCTTAATTAGTCTTTCGTTTAAGACTTCCTGATCTGCATCAAAACAAACTACTATTCCATTGGGCTGCTTGAGAATACTCTCGGCTTCATTGGCATAGCGCACATCTGAAATCACCATGCAAAATGCTGGGGTTTCCTCTTCAGACTCAAATGACCTAGAGAAAGATCTAAATGCTTTTACTGACTTCATAATTGCCCAGTCAGCAAAGACTGTTTGTCTTTTCTCTCTGCATATGTCTCCGGCTTTTTGAAGAAAGTCTCTTGGCTTTATGCCCTCTGCTTCAATTGGCAGAGATTCAATCTCCATAACCATTCTAACCAATTCTTCGTAGTCTGGTACGAAACCTATTGGGGATCCGCCGTAGAGTTCGTAAAGAACCTCATGAATTGCGTACAGTTTTCTAGATTTAAAGTTTGATCCTTTTATATTTTTTTTGATAGAGGCAAGCTCATAGAGAGGAAGTGCATAGAATATGTGATCCCACTTTATATTATTTTTAATCGTTTCAATAGATCCCTTTGGAACTATTTGTTCTGCAACGCTTGTCTTTCCGCTTCCAGCTTTTCCAGCCAAGCCAAGTATTATCGGTTGGTTTTTATTAAACCTAAAATCTTTACTGTATTTTGTCACTACTTTTTCCATGATACTCATTATATCACCTTTAACTGTTTTTTGTTTTGAGATTTTCTAATTGATCCAAAAATTGATTAGCTAATTTGTCTGGTTCCCAAACAAGATTTCTTGGAACCTGCACCAACCTAAAACGATATTCTGATTTTATTTCTTCGATAGTCATTAAAAGAGGAACTAAAGCTGAATTTTTACACTTCCATTTTCCGTTAACTTGATTTGCGACCACAGCAGAATCTGTGTATATAATTGGGTCCACAAAATCTGACATAGAACAAATTAATAAGCCAGTTATAACCGCCTCGTACTCCGCTTCGTTATTTGTTCTTGCCCCAAGTCCTCTGGCAAATTGGACAACTTTCTTTTTGTTTTTGTAAACAACTGCGGCGCAGGAAGACTCACCGAATTTCTTTTGCCCCTGCCCTCTAGAAGCTCCGTCGCAAAAAACTTCTATGTTCATTACTTCAATTTAATTCCAAATGGAATATTTAGCTCTTTAGCTCTGGCTTTCATGTTTGATTCTTGACTCTTTGTAGCCGCAATATGCGTAGTAAAAAGCAAGTATCTCTCTCCCTTGTACTCAACCTGCACTGGGAAGTCCAACTCTTTTCTTTTAGAAGAAAAAAATTCTGAAGCTGAAGAGACAGACTTATAATGTCCTATATACATATTTACTCCTTAAAAAGTAGAAAAATCTTCTTCTGAAAAGTAGCCTTTTTCTCCTCTGGCTAAAGCGACCTGCATGGATTGCATCTTGTCCATTAGCTTTCTTGCAGATTCAGAAGATATTCTTGCGGCTAGTTCCATTGATTCGGCTAATTGCACTATGGCTTCGACGGCAGAAAGGGCCATATACTGTTGATCAGCTGCAGCAGCAGCTGCGGCCTCTCTTTCGGCTTCATTTTTTCCTATTCTATTAGCCTTGTATATTCTTTTGTATTGAGCTTCTAAAAGTTTATACTGAGCTCTGGCTATACCAGCAAATCTTGCAGATCTACCATAAACGTTCGATGATCTTGCAACAAGCGATGCTATGTCTCCAATTGTTAAGTCAACATAATTTGTGTCTGGTATTTCCACGTAATATTTTTCTAGTTCCTCTTTTGAAGAAAATGTTTTAACAAGTTCATCTAACTGAGGATTAAGAAAATTCGATAATTTAACAAGTATGTCGCTTGATATTGTTTCACTCATCATCATCTATTCCAGATACTAATAAATAGTCTTCCATTCCATCTTGCTTAAGTATATCTTTTATTTTCTGTTTTACCTTAGATAAATGTTCTCTCACAGTGTTTGGATGCTCCGTAATCTTTATTGCTATTTCTGATGATCTTTTTCCATCTATGTATCTCCACTTAATAAGCTGCCTTTCTTGGACAGTCAGTTGATTGAAGGGCGGATGGGTATCTTCTCCAAGCACCCACATTTCATCAACATCAGTAGAAAATAATAGGTCCATTGTAGCATACTGTGCGGTGTCTATGAAGGCTCCAGACTTACCGAACTTCTTCTTCACCAGAATCTCCGGATATATCATCCTGAGTAATTAGGGGAAATGATTTCCTTCCTAGCTGATCTATCAAAAATGTGTCTACATTTTTCTTCAAAAGATACAAAAAATAACTATACAAAAAAGCACTAAATGGAATAGGTCCTTTTTCGGAATCCTTTCTTTCATATCTATTTATGCATTGAAAGAAAGTCAATCTTACGGTCTGCTGAATATCTTCTTCTGTGCAGTACCTTTTTACCATATAGAGTATTCCGGCTTATACATTCATTAACGTGCTTATAGCCAGCTTGGTTTAGTTTATTTTTCATCAGAGCATACCTGACATACGTGTCTTTTACGAATAGGGATAGGAATCTTCTTATGTCATAATCAGAGTAGCTATACTTTCCGTGTATATAACATCGTTACATATTTAGTTAAAAAATTACTAAAAACCTTTAGCAGTTCTTCTTGGGCTTTGGAATTGCCCTTTTTTGCTTTAGCTATAAGATCTTGCATTTCGTGCTCTTCTAGAGCATAGTATTGTTCTTTGAAAGAACCCATTTCACTTTCCTTCCCATGGATATATTTTATCTGAGTAACAATTTTTTATGTCTTCGTAAAACATAACTTTGTTTATTCCAATATCTTCTGCAAATTTCTTTGCATCGGATGAGTACTTGCTTATAATGAAAGTTAGTTTTTCAAACTCTTCAGGATAATATTTTTTAAATCTTTTTATTTTAATCTTGCTCTTGTCGTCAAGATAGCCCTTTATCTCAACCCATTCTTTTGTAGACTTCAGATAAAAATCTGGCGTGTAAGATTTTGTTCCCCTTTTAATCGGAAATGGAAATGTTTTTGGTTCGAAATCAAATTTGATTTTATATAAGTTGAGTATCCTAGCAAAGTTTGCCTCCCAATTAGACCTCATATTTAGATCAAGATCTTTTCTAAACCCAGATTTTGTATGCCTGTAGGCGTTGCCTTTTCCGTCCCTTAGGAGCTATAATATCTGCATGCTCCTTGGCGCTATTGGCCTTCTTCGTCTTGGGTTCATTTTTCAATCCAGACCTAGAGAAAAAATATTCGTTGGGAGTTGCTATTTGCATAATCTATCTGATATCCTTTATGTGTCAAAGTAATTATATTATACTTGATATTCAACATACTTTCAAGTAAACAATCCATAAGGAGAAATACAATGTCAGTTACAAACACAATCTTCACCAGCATGAAGAACAACATCAATGCCCTGGCTGCAGAGGGTCTTACCGACCTTGGCCTTAGCTTTGATGAGGCAGTAAAGCTTGTTGAGGAGAATGATTTTGACATCATTACCTCAAGCGAGCAGAATCCTGTAGCTCAATTCTAATTAGATATTACATATTACAATATAACCCAGGGCGAAAGCCCTGGGTTTTTTATTATCTATTGGCTCTTTTTAATCTGCCAGCCCCAGTTGCACACGCCCCGCTCTTAGCATGGTCGCAAAAATAACACACTCTTTCATTTTTTGTCGGGGTAAAGTTACAATCGTTTATAATTAAATTAATCTTTTCAATTAGATTTTCTTTAACTCTTTCAATATCTTCTGGGGAAAAGGTGTGAGATTTAATTCTACCACTTCTTAAATAATGTAAGGAAGCAACTATTTTCTTATCTGGAAATTTAATTGAGGCGGCTAAAGCATATATTCCTAGCTGGAGATTGTTGTGCACATCTTTTTGTGCTACCTCCCTTTTCCCAGTTTTATAATCAATAATCTCTAAATAGTCGTCATGCATATCTACCCTATCGATATACCCTATTATGCTGTAATTTCCTATAATGAAATTAAATTCCATTTCTTTTTCAAATACATCAAACGTTCTTTCACCATATGTGTCGTATACGTCTGCAAGTATTTGATCGCCAGCTGATATCAGCTCTACACTAATTTGATTGGACGGATCAAACTTTTCTTTATATTCTTCATATTTACTTTGAAGTCCGCTGAAAGCTTAGCGGATCAGTTTTGGAAACATTATCCTCTAAAACAGAGTGTATTATATTTCCGCAAAACAGCCGGTGCGGAGAACTGCCTAGGCTCTTTCTTTATATAGGAAAAGAAATATTTCGACGGGCACATCTCATACGTGTCTATCCTAGAGTAGCTAAATTCAGTTAGTGTAAGTTTTTTAAAATAATCAATTTCTTCTACTGACTTTATTTCAATTGAGCTCATTTATTTATAATCTCCATCTTCAGGGCTATGTTCTCCTTCGGATATTAAATCTCCATTAGAATCATATTCATTTCCATTTTCATCTATCATATGTCCAGTGTAAATATTCTTATATTTACCCTCTCCAACTGGCACCCAACCAGTGTCACCTATTTCCATAAAATCATTTTCGTTGTAGGGCCAGGGCATCTTATCTCCTTATTTAATTGAAATAATAATATCATCAAATGTTTCTATATTTTGATGATAATTAATTACACTTGCTATGTTGCTTAACTCTTTTTGAGTTGCGTGGAATCCAGCTACACCACATTGGATAAAGAAGCTTGTTTCTCCGTTGCCAGCGTCATATTCAACTAGTGTTATATTGTTAAGGATAACTCTACCAATTTCTTGTTTCATTTTATTCCTCGTAAATTGTTACTGGATTGAAATTTGGATCATCCATTTTTTCT